GTACCACTACCCTTACCTTTCTTATCTGCTTCTAATACGATTTCCTCTTTGACTTTCTTCATACCTGCATCAGGACCAGTGGTTTTTCTTCCACGTTTTGATTGATGCTGTTTATGTCTCATACTATTCATGAACTTACCCATGGAGGTCTTCATTTCCTTAGTATCAGGGTCATATGGTTTTGTCTGCTTACCAAATGCTCTTTCGTTTCTTCTCTTTCTCTTGTTCTTAGGATCTATTGTGTCTATCTTTGCCTCAATTACCTCACCTTCTGGTTCATAGTGTGCTTTATCAACTTTCTTTACTGGAGTATTTTGTTTTAGTTTTTCTAATGCCTTATCAATAAAACCTGTTTTTTTTATTGGATCACCACCTGATCCAAATTTCTTTCCCTCTTCTACAGAGCTAGGGGTACCATCCTCATGAGGGATTGTATTGCCATCCTTATCTTTTGTATGATGCTCAGCTACTTTTTTTTTATCCTCTACTTTCTTACCCATTGCTTTTTTGATAGCCTTATCCCTAGACCCCATGTACTCTTGAGTACCAGTTTCTATCTTACCATCACCATCATAGTCCTTTTTTGCCATCTTCTCCTGTAAATATGGAGACCTAAGCTCTTCAAATGATTGTGCCCAAGGATTACTCATCTCTTTTCAAAAAATCTTGCTGTATATTATTTATCAAAAGTCAACTGGCAACATAAAATGTGATTCTTTTGCTTCAGATACCCAACATCTAAACATAGACTGACTTTCATCTAAACAAATCAAATGATTTGCTCCTCTTCTTATTACTTTACCCTCTCTACCCTTAGATTCTATCATTGTTCCCACCTTGAATATATCACCAGCAATATATTGTTCTCTTATTGTTCTTTCCTCTGCAGGTATTACGTTGAGCATAACAAAGTTATATAACTCACCGTTCTGTTCGTACGCTAGTTTTGATATTGCTTCAGCTCTCGATTTTCTTACAACTATATTGATAGCATCAAAACCGTTTTCGTATAATGACTGTAAGACATCATATATTGTCTCTGCTGCTTGATCATCTACAATTGACTCACTTATTTGTGGATACTTCTCCTTGATTTCATCTATGTTTGAGTCTCTACTTGGGAAAATATAAAAGAATCTATTCTTTGATAACTCTTCTACTGTGCTGATTAGATTATTTGATATTTCCTCATCATCAAACTTGTCGAATGCAATGGTCAAAGGTCCGTTGTCCTTTGCCTGTCCTACTAATGATCTTTCACCACCCTGTTGTGGTGCTGATGCTACTCTTCTATCCTCAGGTTTTGGTGGTTGTAATCCTAAGTTCTTTACAATATCTTTTGCAAAGGTGCTACGACCTCTTTCTACTGTGCCAGTCCTATCTTGTTTTTCATCTTCTTGGGCAGCACCACCACTGCCAAACATTTTCAATTCACCTGCAACAGTCTTAGCTTTTAGTTTGCCAGTCCTATCGTACCAGTCACCATGACCATCACCTACCAATCCTAATCGCTTTGCTTCTTGCGATGCTTTGGTAGTCCTTGCTTCTGTTATGAATGTTAGGAACGCTTTCACTTATTTTTTGGTAGATTTGTTTTTCATTTTGACGTATAAAAACCAGACCTGCGGTTCTCATATGAATATATTTATCATCTGTTTCAGTGAACGCTATAAAAAACCTCATGAAATCTTCCATCTCACGTTTTGGAAGTTGTTTTCTTTTAGGTGAGATGGTATACATCTCGATCAATACATCAATAAGGTCATCCATGTCTCTTTCTATATTCCTTTAGTGCGAATGTGGTATTCCTACACATCATAGCATCATCACGCAACTCATTAGCAAAAACTGGATCATTTAAATTTACAGGTGACGGTGTAACATTGCCCGTAATTTTCATCGCTACAGAAAAACCAAAAGACCCACCCATTTTAGGTCTAAATCTTATACCCATCTGACTTACACTGCTTGAAAATTTTCTTACACCATAGGTTACTGACAAACCCATTGGATCTTTATTGAAGTAGTATAACCCATGACTCGATATATTAATATAATTACATTCTTTTGCAGTATAATAGTTTGAACATGCTGATGATATACCATTCATAGGCACAATTATTTCAGGAAAATTATTGATGTCATATTGTTTTGCTTCATTTGGTAGGGAAGTGGGTGTGCCTGATTTATATCGAAATCTTTTAGGTTCACCCTTCCATTTCTCATTGATAACCTGCATAACATTTGCTGCTGTTAAAAGTTTTCTATTTTCTACACTCTCCGTAGTCATATTACCTGTCAATATCCACTTCTTTGTACTATATTGATAAGACAATGCACTAGATCCATAGTCATCCTCAGGACTTAATTTCAATTCGATCCCTTGCGTAGAACCTATGTCCTCACCACCACCCAAAGTGGCAATATTTGCTATCCTTTTTACTGATCTGTTTACCAAATAATTTTTTATGAATAATTTTAAATCAATACCATGACCTCCCATTTTGGGTGGTGTGAAACCAGCAGGGATCATCCCCCTATCTCTATAGAATGAGTACAAATATTGTTCGTATAATACCCCAGTGTTTCGTATCTCTGGGGTAGGCATCTCCTCATCATAATATTGACCCAGATATTCTTCGTCTTCCATTCCAATATTCTACGATAGGATGTTCCTCAATATTTAGAGTGTGTGGTTTAGGATCTTGATGCAAGATAGCTATAGAATGTGCAGGTGACATCTGCATAAAGATAGGTTCATTCCATTTTCTTCCCTGATCCATGTATCCTTCTCTATATGAGTAGAATATATGTGGTAATGGTTTACGTATTATCTTTTCGTTGTGATAGAAGTCATCAGTGCCATGATACTTAGCAACGTATCCTTTTGGATCTTGCATCCACTTATCGTATATTTTTTTATTGTTTCTCCACATCATACAACTAGAGTTGAAGATTGATTTATGTGGATTCGCCATCTGATATGCCCTACCCTTCCACAAAGATTGGATCAAACTAAAATTATTTCTAGGTGATTTGGCATCATGTAATAATAATTTTGTTATGTCACCATGAATTATAATATCAAGATCAAAAAATATCTTACGATCAAACCCTTCTATCTGAGGTGCATTGAACATCTTTATCTTACACCATACAGGCCACCAGTTCTCCCATTCTCTCTCCTCTTCATCATCCATGTGCACACATGGCATTTCTACGTCAGTTGGGTCGTCAGTAAAGCAGAAAAAAGGTGCATCAGATTGTTGACGCACCATGTTTTGTAATTTGTTTACATACTCTGCATTATATTTGTCTCCAATCTTGAGACATGTGAAGCAATAATTATCTGTCACCTGCTTTTCTGTTCTCCGAATAGAATTCTGCAAAGTGTCCATCAGGATATCTCTTCTCTAGTTTCTTGATGTTCGTGGTTAGTACATCCTCCATGTCAACCTCTAGTGCCATGCATGCTTGTGCTACGTACCACATAATATCACCTAGTTCTATCTTCAAGTGCTCTAGGTTGTCCTCGTTACATGGTTTGCCTTGGAATATCATTTTTTTGACGATCTCCATAAACTCACCAGACTCGGCACTAATCCCAACACTAGCAGTAAGAAGGCGTTGAATAGCAATATCACCACCAAGCTCTTGTAAACGGTATATAAAAGCGTCTGAGTCTTTGGATTGTATGCTAGTAACAGTATTGACAAAGCGTTTGTAGTTATCAAAATTTGAAGTCATCGAATTTAGCTTTAGATTCCTCTGATTTATTATACTCTACCCCACCCGTATCGTCAAGGATGTCAGTTTGTGCTGACTGTTCACAGTCATACAATCTCATCTTGGCACGATCAATACCTACAACAAATCTCTTGTTTATAGTGGGGTCATTGTATCTATTCTTGAGTTGCTTGACCATTATTTGATCAAGTTCTTCCATATCTTCGGTGCTAACCAGAGCGAACATGAGATCAGCAGTAGCTGGCAGACCAAAGCTTTCTGAAGTGTCAGTAAGATTAGGGTCGCTACTAGCAAAGCCAGACCTTGTAGTCTGCGTTGCCGAGCAGATGGGGACAGACGCTTCGACTGCGAGACCCCTGAGTTCTTCTGCGATTGCTTTGACATATGAGTAAGAATTTACATTTACTGCACTTCTATACCTTGATGAAGCACAAATGTTTAGATAATCTACAAATATTATATCTGGCACAAAGGATTTTTTCAACTTCAACTCTTGCAACAATGCTCTGAAATGACCACAATGTGCAGAAGCAGTAGGATACTCTTTGATAATCAACTTACCTGTAGTTTTTGCAGCAAGTTTGTCAATTTTCTTATGGAATGTAGTCTGTGGTAGTTCTGCTATGTCTCTGATGTTTGTGTTCAGTAAGTTTGCATCTATCCTCTCTGCAATCTTTTCCTCTGCCATCTCAAGAGTGATATACAGGACATTTTTACCCTGTACAAGACATGAACTAGCAACATGACACATGAATAGAGACTTACCAACGCCAGTACCAGCGAGAGCGATATTGAGAGTCTTATCAGATAACCCACCTGACGTAATCTTGTTGAAATATTCAAGGTCAAAGGGTATTTTGTTTTCAATTTTGT